CCCATGGACAAAGGGGGGAAAGAGTACAAGGACTTATGGAGGGATTCGAATCCAAACGAAAGAAACGCAAATGGGAGGACGAGGACTGGACTGTATAGACTGTTCATCCCAGCCTACGAATCTCTAGAGGGGTTTTTTGATCCATACGGAAATCCTATAGTGGAAGATCCAGAAAAGCCAGTCGATGGTTTGGACGGAGAGTCTATCTATCAGGGGGCTAAAACTTATCTCAAGAACGAGCGTCAGGCCCTTATTGAGGATGCCTCTGAGCTCAACGAGGTAATCAGGCAGTTCCCATTCACAACGGATGAGGCGTTTAGAGACAGTATTGAAAGCACTCTGTTTAACATATCTAAGATATACGAACAGATTCAGTACAATGATGATCTATACCCCAATCCAGTAGTTGTAGGGAACTTTGTTTGGAAGAACGGGGAGAAGGATACAGAGGTTGTATTTAAGCCAGACCCCAATGGGAGGTTTCATGTCGCTTGGATGCCTCCAGATGAGATGAGAAACAAAAAGAAAGAGGAGAGAGGTAAGCGTATTGCGCCTAACTCACACATCGGTGTCGGAGGTGTTGACTCGTATGATCTGGATGCAACCGTAGACGGTCGAGGGTCTAAAGGTGCCCTGCACCTCTACAATAGATTCAACATGGAGCACCCTTCGAATATGTTTGTCGTTGAGTACGCCTCAAGGCCACCTCTCGCAAAGATATTCTACGAAGACGTGCTTATGTGTGCTTTCTTTTATGGTTATCCAATACTAATTGAGAACAACAAGTACGGCATTGCAAGATACTTTGAATCAAGAGGTTATGATGGATATCTACTTGACAGACCAAGTCACCTTGTTGCTGGGAATAGTCAAATAAAAACAAAAACAAAAGGTATCCCATCTAACTCTCAGGATGTGATTCAAGCTCACGCCCATGCTATTGAAGCGTACATCCATGACCACGTTGGTGTGAACCACGATACTGGCGAGTATGGGAACATGTACTTGAACAGAACCCTTGAGGATTGGATCGGATTTAAGATTGACAACAGAACAAAGTTTGACCTTACAATCAGTTCTGGTTTGTGCCTTTTGGCTGCCCAAAAAGAAAAGCCTAAGCCCAAAAGCAACTTCTCTGAGCGTAAATTCTTTAGGCGATATAAAGTAATCGGGTAATTCCTATATTTGCAGATATAAAAGGAATTCCCAAATGCAAGACAACAAAGGTACCAAGAACGGGTTTCCCGATCCGCTTGCTACCCCTGAAGATAAGTCAAAGAAGGCTTATGGCATCCAATATGCCAAAGCTATTGACTCTCAATGGGGGCGAATGACGGATACAAGCAGCTTGGTTGGTAAGAGGAACAGGATTTTTGAGAGGAGTAGAGACTATGCCACAGGCAACCAGGATACAAACATCTACAAGCAGCTACTGAATAGCCTTGACCCAAACAATGGGGATGGTAGCTTGATGAACCTTGACTTTACTCCTGTACCCATTCTCCCAAAGTTTGTCAGGATTGTAGTCAACAAAATCCTTTCTCGCAGACTCTACCCAAACCTTGAGGCCGTAGACCCTCTCTCTACTTCTGAAAAGAACAATGAGAAGAGAATGCTAGAGGTTCAGGTTGAAAACAAGGAGTTGGCGATGAAGATCAAAGAAGAGACTGGAATTGTTTTGGGAGCAGATCCAGAGACTCTTCCAGACACGAAGGAGGAGGTTGAGATCCTGTATGGATTGAATATAAAGACCGCAGGTGAAGTTGCTGCTCAGCTTGCCACAGAGCTTACGCTGAAGTGGAACAACTTTGAAGACGCCATCTTTAGGCGTTGCGTTAATGATCTTGTGACGCTTGGGATGGCTGTGGTCAAAAGATCAAATGACCCCAACGAGGGAATCAAGACTAGCTATGTGGACCCCGTTATGTTCATCCATAGCTATACAGAAGACCCAGGCTTTGAGGAGCTTAACTACGCTGGGCACATTAAAAAAGTGAGCATTGCAGAGCTGCGCCGACTTGCTGGTGACGAGCTATCTGAAGAAGACCTTGATAAAATTGCATCAAAGGTTAAGGGTAGAGATGGTAATGATTCCAGCAAGTATTCAAAAAAGCGTTTTGACCAAACGCTAAACAGAATGACTTACGGGTATGATGAGTACACCGTAAACGTTCTTGACTTTGAGTTTTTGTCCGTGGATACGATGTACTTTGAAGAAAAGGAGAATCGTCACGGGAACACAAACTTCTTCTACAAGGGTCACAAGTACAGGCCCAAGAGTGGTTCTGTTTACGACAGGACTCCTCACTCTATGGACGTAAAAGTTGTCTATGGTGGAAGCTATGTGCTTGAGTCTGGCAATCTATTTGATTACGGTAAGAAAAAGAACATTCCCAAGAATGTCCATGACCTTTCCAAGGCCACACTTTCTTACTCGGTAGTTGCCACAAATCTTAGGGATATGATTCCTAAGTCTATGGTTGATAGCTGCACTGGATTTGCGGACATGCTTCAGCTTACGCACCTGAAGATCCAGCAAGCTTTGGCCAAGGCTAAGCCTGATGGCTTGATCATTGACATTGAGGGATTGGAGAATGTACAGCTCGGCAAGGGCGGTGAGCTTCAGCCTCTTGATCTGCACGATATCTACGAACAGACTGGTGTTTTCTACTACAGGAGTAAAAACCCAGAGGGCGGATTCCAAAACCCACCCGTTCGAGAGATTGGCAATAGCATCAGAAACATCAATGAATTGATCGGGTTGTACAATCACTACCTGAGAATGATTCGCGATGCAACTGGTATCAATGAGGTTGTTGATGCTTCTACTCCAAAGGGTGATGCTCTTGTAGGGGTTCGGGAGCAGGCGATTGCGGCCAGCAACAATGCTACGTATGACATCACCAATGCTTCTATGATTTTGTTCAAGAAGACCTGTGATGACATCGTCAAGTGCCTGCAGATTATGCCTGCCGAAAGTGTGATTCACAAGGCTTATCAAAATGCCATCGGTAAAGAGAATATGGATGCTCTTAGTGGATTCATTGATCTACCTATGTTCAACTTCGGTGTTCTTGTTCAAAGAGACATGGAGGATAAGGATAAGGCACTTTTGGAACAGAACATTCAGATCGCCCTCCAGCAGAATCAAATCGATCTTGAGGATGCTATGGCGGTTAGAAACTTGAAGGACGTGAATCAGGCTGAGAGACTCCTTATGGTGAGGAGAAAGAAGAGAATGCAAGCTAACTCTCAATCTGCACAGCAGAACGCTGAGATGCAAAAGCAACAAGCTATGCAGGCTGCTCAGATGGCGTCTCAGATGAAACTTCAAGAGAAGCAAGCTGAAGCTCAGCTGGAGATGGAGAAGATGAAGATGAAAGCTGAGATTGATTCACAGCTTGAAATGATGCGTCATGAGTTCAAGAAAGAGATTGAGATGATTAAGGCTAAGGCAACTCTTGGATTCAAGGAAGACGATCAGGCCTTTAAGGAAAAGCTTGAAGTTCTCAAGGAGGATAGAAAGGATGAAAGAATCGGAAAACAAACTGCCGATCAAAGCAAATTGATCTCTCAGCGCCAGGGTAAGATAGATAGAGTCCCTGAGCCTAATGATGATCTAATCGAACAAATTCTTAACGAACAATAATGGCTTCATCAGTAAACTTTGATACTACCGAGGTTCTGAACATAACATGCCGAGAAGGTGATACTTTCTCTATGACTGTTACACTCAAGGACTCAACTGGTACTGGCTTGACTTTCGTTACTGACAATTATGTCTTTTACATGCAGGTAAAGTCCGTAATTCAGTCTGGCAATATAAGAGCTGCTAGGACTTCTGAGAAAGCCGTATTGCAAACCCCAAGCCTGCCTAATGATGAAGAATCCACTGCCCTTCTGTTTGAATCTCCAATTATTGACGATAGTGGAAATGTTACAATCGAGGCCTCAGCAGAAACAATGAGCAAGATCAAGCCAGGGGGTTACATCTACGATCTAAAGTATGTAAAACCTAGCTCCACTGGACTTGACACTCACAAGACTGTAATTAGAGGTAATTTTATAGTGAACTCACAGGTAACTGATTTATTCTGATGTCGGTCTCAGTAAGCACCACAGCTGGCAATCAAGTTAGCGTAACTATTGACGGGCAAACTCTTCTGTCTTTTACGACTGATGAGTCGTCTGTCAATGTTCTTGATGGTGGTACTACTTCTGTAACGGTAACGGAGAAGGGGGCGAAAGGTGATGCTGGGGTCGATGGAGCGGATGGTCAAGGACTTATAGCTGGGGGTTCCGAGAATCAGTTTATTCAGAAGAATAGTTCAACTGATTACGACACCAAGTGGAGCGCTTACACCCTTCCTGCAGCAGATGGAGATGACGGTCAGGTTCTGACTACAGACGGCGCGGGTACAGTTTCTTTTGCGTACCCGAAGACGATTTCTGAAAACGTAAAGAACGTAAGCGGAGG